GGGTGGGGTAGTATAGGTATAATCCCTACACTTTTATTTTTTTTATTCTCTGCTATTCTGCGCTTATGGGCAAACTGACACGCATTGGCTGGACACGTCTTGACGGCTTGGTTGCTGAGATTGGTTCTGACGGTCTGCTGGAGATGGTCTGTGGGCGGGTGACTGAGGATGAGGACTTGACGGACATAAGCCGGAGTCTGGAGATACCATACAGCGTGCTGTGGCGGTGGTTGAGTGAAGAAGGGCGGATGCAGGACTATGAGAATTCGCTTAAGGCCAGGGCTGACAGGGAGGCGCATGAGTTATTGCGGATAGCGGACAGGGCGACGGATGAGGAGATTCAGACGGCGAAGCTTCGGGTGGATGCAAGGAAGTGGTTGGCGGCGAAGTGGGACAGGGACAGGTATGGGGAGGCTAGCAAGGTACAGATGGATGTGAGGTATCAGGTGGATTTGGCGGGTGCGTTGTTGGAAGCGGAAGAGCGGCGGAACAGGTTGCGGAATGTGGTGGTGGATAACGAGACTGGGGAGGTAGTTTGAGCAAGGTCAAGGCAAACGCTGAACAGGAGTTGGTTGCGCGGATATTGCGGCCTGATATTGCAGATGACCCTGAGGCGTTTGTGATGTATGCGTTCCCGTGGGGGAAGAAGGGGACGCCGCTGGAAAGGCATACGGGGCCGAGGGCCTGGCAGCGGAGGGTGTTGGCGGCGCTGCGGGAGTTTATTGCGGCCATGCAGGCGCATGACTACGTTGGGGCCGGGGACAAGCTGGAGGTATTTCGGAAGGCTATAGCGTCAGGGCGCGGGATCGGGAAATCGGCGCTGATTGCGTGGATTATCTACTGGTTCATGAGTACGCGGATTGGCGGGACGTGCATTGTATCGGCCAACACTGAGACGCAGTTGCGGACGGTGACGTGGGGTGAGTTGGGCAAGTGGCACGCCATGCTGATAAACAAACACTGGTTCGACATATCGGCTACGGCGCTGAAACCGGCGAAGTGGTTTGACGAGTTGGTGCAGAACCAGCTTAAAAGGGGTACGAAATATTACTACGCAGAGGCGAAGCTCTGGAGCGAGGAAAACCCGGATGCGTATGCCGGGGCGCACAACCCGCTTGGGATGCTGCTGGTGTTCGATGAGGCAAGCGGCATTGTTACGCCGATCTGGACGGTGGCGGAAGGGTATTTTACGGAGCCGATAGTGGATCGCTACTGGCTGGCGTTTTCAAACCCGCGCAGCGTGAGCGGGGCGTTTTTCGACTGCTTCGGCAAGAATCGACGGTTTTGGCGGACTGAGCAGATAGACTCACGGACTGTCGAGGGTACGGACAAGCAGATTTACCAGAAAATCATCGACCAGTACGGGGACGACTCGGACGAGGCGCGGGTAGAGGTATATGGGCAGTTCCCGAGGGTTGGCACGAACCAGTTCATTCCGCTTGATCTGGTTCGCATGGCACAGGACAGGGAGTTGGTCGAGGACAAGGAAGCGCCGTTGCTGATGGGCGTGGACGTGGCGCGGTTTGGCGACGACGAGAGTGTTATAGCCTATCGGCGCGGCAGGGATGCGCGGACAAAGAAGCCGAAAACGTACAAAGGAGTCGATACAAGCACTCTGGCGGTGCATGTGGCAAACGCCATCGAGTGCGAGAACCCGGATGCGGTATTCATCGACGGTGCCGGTGTCGGCGGTGGCGTCATTGATCGGCTGCGGCAGCTTGGATACAAGGTAATCGAGGTTCAGGCAGGGTCTAGCGCCGATGCGGCGGACAAATACCTCAACAAGCGGGTGGAGATGTGGGGGTTGCTGCGGGAATGGCTGAAAACGGGGTGCTTGTCGAAAAATGAACAGTTGGAAGGTGAGTTAATTGCACCTGAATACGAGATAACACCCAAAGGACAGATCAAGCTTGAATCAAAAGAAAGCATGAAAAAACGTGGAGTTGCGTCGCCTGATATGGCCGACGCGCTGGCATTGACGTTTGCCCATAAGGTAGGGTATAAAGCTGACTTATCGAGAGAGAAGATAAAACGTAGCTCCGCTTTTGATCGAGGGAATGAATGGTTTGGCGGACGTATCGACGGTGGATGGATGATCTAGGAGTTTGTCATGGGATGCAAAGGCAAAAAACCGAAACCACCGAAAAAATGAATATCATCGACGACGCAATTCCAGCCGAGTATTTCGCAAACCCTCCATATAGGGCTGAGTTGCTTTCCGAGAAATCCGGATGGGCTGGAGTAATGAACAGGGCAGGATTCAACTGTCTTCGGTTCAAATCCAAGCCCGGCGCGGTCGTGACAAACCTTGAAACGGCTGAAGCAATAGCCGAGAAATGGAATCATCATGGATTTTCTTTCTAGTTTGCTGAATCGTTTCCGCAGCCGCCCTCAAGACCTTTCAGGTCGTGGAATGGCTCAACAGGCTGGCAATATTCTTGCCGACAGGCCGTATCAGCTTTATCTGCGCGAATCACAGCAGATGGGCGAACAGCCAATGGAATTCGAGCAGTGGAAGGCCATGCAGATGCAGGATCAACAGCAACCCATGCGTTACCAGCAACGATAGGCGGCGGTCATGGCAAAGAAAAAGAATGTTGTCTTGGATGAGCCGCAGGAAGATGTGCCTAAAAACGATCCGCTGAAGCTTTGCCGCGACCGATTCAAGGAAGCGCAGGAGTATTGGCAGGATGATTACGACGCGGCACTTGATGACATCAAGTTTCGCGCCGGGGATCAGTGGCCGACTGCATACGTTACACAGAGAGAAACTGATAAGCGCCCATGCCTTGTAGTCGACAAACTCAACCAGTACGTCAGGCAGATCGTCAATGATGGCAGACAGAACCGCCCATCAATCAAAGTCAGGCCGGTAGATTCCGGTTCAGACATTCAGACATCAGAAGTATTCCAAGGCATCATCAAGCATATCGAGGATCGCAGCGGCGCGGATATGGCTTATGACACCGCCATAGACAACGCGGCGACTTGCGGATACGGATACTTCAAGGTCATCAACGAGTACGCAAAGGACGACGGATTCGAGCAGGAATTGTGCATCAAGCGGGTGAGAAACCCGCTTTCCATTTACATCGATCCAGATGCAAAAGAGGCAGACGGTTCGGACATGAAGTACGCCTTTGAAGTCGAAGAAATGAAGAAGGATGACTTCAAGGCAAAGTATCCCGGAAAGATACCTGAAGACTTCAAGGTCGACAGCGAGACAAGCGACTGGTACGAAGGCGACAAAGTACGCCTTGCGCGGTACTGGTACGTCGAAGAAACGGAACGCACGCTGTATCAGCTTCAAGACGGTACGGTTGTTGAAGAAGAAGAATTCAATGAACTAAAAGATGCAGGACTGTCTCTTGAGGATCGTGTAGTCGCTTCTCGCAAAATCCCGAAGCATACCGTATGGCACGCGCTTGTCTCAGGAAAAGAATATCTGGAAGAACCGCAGGAGTGGATCGGGAAGTACATTCCTATCCTCGTTGTATATGGAAACGAACTTGATATCGAAGGCAAGGCAACACACTTCGGCATCATCCGTCAGGCGAAGGACGCGCAACGGCTTTACAACTATTCCCGCAGCGCATTTGCCGAGCGCGTTGCGCTGTCTCCGAAAGCGCCGTGGGTTGCGGCTGAAGGACAAGTGGAAAACTATTCAGAGGAATGGGAAACCGCCAACGTCAAAAACCATTCAGTGTTGCGCTACACTCCGATCAGCGTTGCCGGAAAGATCGTTGGCGCACCGCAGCGCCAACCGGCAGCGGACATTCCTTCTGGCTTTGCCCAGGACATGCAAATCTCAGAGCATGACATCGAGGCGTCTGTCGGCATGTATCGCGCATCGCTTGGCGCTCCTAGCAATGAGAGAAGCGGTAAGGCGATTCTGGCGCGTCAGAAAGAAGGCGACACTGGGACGTTCCACTACCACGACAACCTCAACCGCGCCATCCGTCATTGCGGAAGGATTCTCGTTGACCTGATCCCGAAGATTTACGACACGCACCGCGTTGTTCGCATCCTCGGCTATGACGGTACGCCGGATCAGGTGCAAATCGACCCGAGCATCCCGACTGCCAGCCAGAAGAATGGAACGAGCAACATCTACAACCTCGGCGTCGGCACTTACGATGTGACCATCACCACGGGCCCGAGCTACAACACGCTGCGCATGGAAGCAGCTGAGTCAATGATGCAACTGATTCAGGCGCACCCTGACTTGATGAGCGTGATTGGCGATGTGTTCGTCAAGAACATGGACTGGCCCGGTGCCGAAGAAATCAGCGAACGGCTGAAGATCATGCTTCCTCCTCAGATTCAGGAAGCAGAGCAGGCCAAAAAGCAGGGTGGTATGCCGCCCGAAATGCAGGCTATGGTTCAGGGCTTCGAGCAGGCCATGCAAGAGAAGGATATGCAGTTGCAGCAGATCATCGAGGAAACGCAGAAAGGACAGGAAGAACTTGCCGCGCTGAAGGTGCAATCAAAATCCAAGGAAACTGAGAACGCCATCAAGGCGCGTGAGGCAAGAATCAAGGAGTACGAGGCAGAAACAGAGCGAATGAAAGTGGAGATGGAAAATGGCATCGAGAAAGTTCAAATGCTGCTCTCGCAACACGAAGCTCATGTCAAGGAACTGGTATCTGCTTTCCAAGCTGCTCAAGCTACGTCACCGGATCAGGACATGGAAACCGAGCAGCAACCAGACGCAAACGCTGCAATGAATTCTGAAATGATCGCAATGATTCAGGCTTCGCACGACCAGAC